ACGGATTCAGGTATGGTCTGATCCAAACTTAGGTAAAGTCCGGTGACCTGCATTTTCAAACTCGCCGCAATTGCCTCAGATGTTGACTCAGACCATGCCGATTTACTCATAGATCACCCGAACGGCTGCCTGCGCGGTTGCGATATCAGCTGCGATCCGGGTTGCTACGATAACCCCCGAATGCCCGGCATCAATCGTTATGGGCCGAATCACGTATTTGTTTTCGTCGGTTGGGTCTGTGCCCTCGTAGACGATGATTTCGTAACCTGCGACCGTGGCACCTGGGGCAGGCGTTAGCGCCCATTCAATTTTTAGCCATTTCTGTGCCAGAGCCTGCAACACTCCACCAGAGCCAGCCGCATTCATCCCATAGGCTCCATCATCCTCAACGTAGCGCATTGAAACCGTATCCACAGGTTTGATGTCGCTGATTGTGAGCGTTACGCCGGTCGCAGGTGGGGGCGTGGTGCCTCCGGAACCAGCCGGGATAGCAAACGTATAGGCAGCGAGTCCGGACAGATCCTGCGCGCTGTTACCGAATGAATTGACGCTCTGTAGTTTGATGTAGATGGTTTTCCCGAATAGGTTGGTTGGGATTGAGTATCGGTAGGTTCCGCCGTTGATTCTAACGAAATCTGAGGCGCTAGCATGTGCGCCGATTGTCGTGCCGTAGGCGCCACGCAGCATGTATGTGATGTCATACAAGCCAGCGGACAACCCCAGATCTGAATGCCAGTAGCTCAGTAGTTCCCCATCCACGTAACAGAGTGACACCAGATTATCCCGGTCATCCGCAGTAGCCTCCAACACTTCCCCACCGGAGACTGAAACGTCAACCGGCAGGGTATTGGTGTCATCCTCGTTGGTTGCACTCGTGGGGAGGGTGTCCGTCAGTTCCCCATGGCATCCCGCATATGCCTGCCCAATCATCTGGTATGCAGCCCCATCGGTCGATACCCAGACGTTAGCATACCCCCAGTTCGCTCCACCGCTAGTGGCCATCCATAGCTGCCGAACTCCGCCGGTTGCCATCGTTGGAGGCTCGAAAATAACTGGGGCATTTGCGTCTCCCGGATCCACTGTGGTATTCGGCGTGTAACCCCCGCCGGTTGTGGGGGGTGGGTAGGATTCAGCAGCTCCGGCCAACCCCGTCCAATCCTCTGCCTGGATACGCAAAACGCCATCGGGGGATTCCTCAACATCGATGACTCGGACAGGTGCAGCGTTCAACCCCAGCAGGGAATCAGTGAGGGTGAGCAAATCCCCCGGTTCAATCAGGCAATACCGCAGCCCCAAATAAAATTCATACATATTGACGATGTAGAGCTGGCGCTGGAGGATGTATTGCGCTGCGAGCCGCGCTACGGTTGCGGTGGTGATGTAGTGACATCGAACGGGGTCCATGGTGCGCTCGCCGATTTCTTCGATTGACGCTTGATCTTTTGCATCCATGATGCTGATGTTGTAGTCGTCTGCCCGGTCTAGGTATTTAACCTGGACATGGTTATACATGTCCGCAGGGGCTTTCCGAGTTACGTGAATAGGATCCTCCGGAGTTACCGAACCCCCCGGCTCGATGCTACCGGATGAGGGCAGGTAGTCTGCATCCACGAGCGCGTAGGCGGGGGAACTGGGAGCTGTGTAGGTCGCTCCGTTGCCGGTGATAGTAGCGTCACAAAAGCAGATGATTTTCAGCGCTTCGTCAGACCACACTGGGGCAGCGTGCAGCCCACGAAACACGTCGTCCAGGTGCTGCCGTGCTGGTTGCTGCTCTGCGAAAATCGGGGAGACGAACATGCCTGATGCATTCCAAAAATCGGCTGCTTCTGTAGAAACTATCGGGATTGGGGTAGACCCTCCGAACCCGTCAGCAACGACGAACCCCGCGCCGTGATAGACGGATACCAAAAAGTCGTTCAGGACATCTGCGAAATTGCAGTCGAGGTCAGCGGGATCATAGGGCGAAATGAACATGGTCCGAATCTCGAACGAGTGGTTTGGCATTTGGGCATTCGGGAGATTGAGGCCCACGGCCCCAACGTAGGCAGTTAGCGAGTAAGCAATATCCTCTGCTAAATGGTTGGCCGTCATGAAGCCCCAGTGCGCGGGGGTAGGGTCCCCAGCACTGATGAAAAACATCGAATCCACCCAAGCCTCATCATGCAAGTCTTTGTCTGCCCAACAGTAGGACACGTTTTCAATCGGCCCTTCACACAGCCCAATTGCGACCGATGCTGAATATGTGAACGTCGTGCTAGATTGAGTCGTAGAGCCACCCCCCTTGCCGCCACTCTTGCTCGATTCCGTGTGGGGGGTAGCGCCAAAATCCCCGAACCATAGCAGGTTACCGGTGACTCTTTGTGTCCCGTAAACCAATGGGGTAGGGATTCCGTAGGCGCTCGATTGGAGTGCAACACCAGTTAGACGTTGCTCTGTTGTGCTGATGGTAGCATGTTTGCCGCTCATTACGTGCCCCCAGGAAACAACGAGTAAGCACCACAGAACCGCCCCTTGAGCGGTCCGTTTTCTGCGTTATCAATCGTTACTCCAATGCCAATATACGAGTGAATCACCATAGGCCACTCTAGCACGATTGAGCCGTGGGAGGCTGTGCGACCGAACCGAAATATAGCGATATCGCCGGGTTGTGGGGTGCCGTCGATTTTTTGGCCGCCTGCGTTTAAAATCGTCTTCAGAAAAAGTTCCTCTGAATGGTGAAGGTGCCACTGCTGAGAGTACCCCCCCGGATCACAATGGGTGATCAACCCTACGCGCTCGAAAACCTCCGCCAAAAACATCCCACAATCAACCCCAACGCCTTTCACCCTCCCATGTGGATGGTATGGTGTCCTGAGCCAACCGTAAGCCTCCGTGAGCACATCAGCGCGGGCTATCATCGGGTTGTCTCAGGGCGAGGAATAAAAGGGAACCCTCGGAAATGTTCGATGTTCGTGCCAATCCCGTAACCGATTTTCGGGCATCCATTGATTCCTAACGTTCGGTCACACCCTGCTTGGAGGCGGAACGTATCATTTTCATCGGGCACATATGGGAGGGCCTTTCCAGGAGTCAGGTGCGTCAACGACCCATCCCAATACATTTTCTTGATTGAGCGGCGGACCGTTGTGTTTTGGCCAAATGTTCCGCTGCACACTCCCTGCTCCCATAGAGTGGCGCGGGCTTGGTCGTAGATGGAGGCGTCATCAATGACGATATCTGAGACGGTGGACCCTACTTCGGCATGCACGTCCACATAAGGCAAACTGCCCATGCATGATGCACTGCCCGGTGTCTTGTTGCACATGGGTTGGTATAGGTTTGCGGGCATTGGGCGATCTAGTAATTCTAGGTCCGAGGAAACGGTAACCTCACAGGCATTCCGCGAACACCGAACCTCAGACGCTCTACCGCTGAAAAGCCATACCGGAGATGCAGAGCAGTCAGTATAGTTGTCAGCAGGCATGTATTGGCGCATCAAGCGAATACGGGCACCGTCCAACAGGCCGTTCAAAATGGCCTGCATAATTGGGATGCCCCGATACGTTGATCCTCCCTCGCCAGAACCAGAGAACGGCCATAGCGATATGTCTACAGTGTCCGTGGCTAGCCCAATACCAATGTGGGTGGACCCGCGTGAGAAGCCCAGGAGACGAGCGTAGTAGGCGCCAAGAACTTCAGGGATCTCCTCTTCAGCTAAGGAATGAATTGCAGTCAGGTCTTCTTGGGCATTGGTGTAGTAGGGTAGAGGGGCCAGATCACCACGCTGTAACGTGATCTCCAGAAGGTCGGCGATGAAGAACTCGCCAGTTGCTAGGAGGGTTGCCAATTCGGCATTGTAGGCTTTCATCGGACACTCACCAGGTCAACTTGTTTCAGTTCCCAAAGTTGGTGCATAAACTCCGCCAGATCCATAATGTCCATTGCAAAGCGAGCACGGTGATAAAGATCGCCAGACCACGAAACCGCGACTCCAGACCCCGGCAACGGAGCAGAAAACGTTATCAGATCGGCAGTGCTTAGGGAGTAGCCTGTAGTTCGCAGCACCCCATCCAAGTAAATTCTAGGGACCGGCATTCCGACATTGGTTGCATAGGCTGCCCCGCGTAGCATGCGGTTAATTTGGAAATGCTCTTCAGATCCGTTGCCGTAGCCAATCACTAGTTTGGCGGCTTGCGCGTCTCCCGTGTGCGAGAAAAGGAAGTCATCAAAGGCTCCGTAACGAGCCTCGAAAAAGTCACGCATACCCTCGCAGTCATCCTTGTCTAGGAACGAATACGTTAGTACCCATCCGTAAATCAGCGTGGCGTAGCGAGCTGCTCTTACCTCTGTTCCGCCAATGGAGCGTTGGACTAGGGTATCGCTCTGCATATCTGCCACGGCATCGTAGGCCAGCCCCTGGAGTGCTGGGAAAACAGTATCGCTCATAGCACCCCCACCAGATCGATTTGTTTTGCCGCCCAGAGTTGATGGATAAACTCATTAAGGCTCAAGGTGGCTGAGTCGAAGCGGACACGGTGGAGAGGTGCATACTGTGCCCACACCAGGACACTGAATGCAGGCGGGGTGTTGAATGTAACCACGTCGTCAGCGCTGATGGTGTAGTCTGCCGGATCCTGCAAAACGGCGTCCAGATAGATAGCGATAGTTGGGAGTAGCGAATTGTCGGTGACCACTGCCCCACTATCAGCTACGCGTAACACAGAGAAGTCGTCCTCTGCACCGTCTCCTGTGCCGATCAAAGCAAGCTCCAGATCCTCCGCAGTGTCGATGAAAAGAAACGATTGCAGCGGTCCCACGCGTGCTGTATAGAACGCCGTCATCAGCGCATAATCTACCAGATCCAGAAATGAGTATTCGAGATGCCAATGCCGAATCGGGGCTGCGTAATATTTGGCCCTCGTCTCATTCCCGCCTGCAGTGCGCTGCAGCAGAGTCACGAACTCCGCTGCATTGCCCGTGGGATACGTTAGGCCATCTAGTGCCGGAAACAGTGCATCGCTCATACGCGCCTGCCTAAGTTCCCACCACGCGCTTGCCCACGCATCATTGCCGCGTAGCGGGGGGCATGAGCGCGGAAATGCTGCTCGATGCTCCTGGAGTCCATTGCTCCGGAGACGTTGATGGTAAGCCCTTTCCCACCACCGCCAGGGGCACCGGCTTCGTATTTTTGTGCCAGCTCGTTAGGGATGACATGCTCTCCACTATGGAGTTGGGTTACTGGGTTCATGCCTGTGGGAACCCGGTAGCCACCCGCTGCCCCGCCGATCGACCCTTTCAGTGCCATGACCGCCGCCAGGACTGCAAGGCCTGCTGGGATGGCTATGGACCAACCAATGAACGGTGTTTGGGCGGCTGTGGCCGTTGCATTCGCGCCTGCGACTGCTGCGGATGCGCCGATTTCTGTAGTGGCAGAAGATACCGTGATCGCCTTATTCGCCACCGCCGCAATGGCGGCATCAGATGTTTGTGCCAGCTTCTGTGTCTTGTGGAATAGCGTCATCATGACCTGCTTCTTCAGCCAGTCCGTTACCATCTTCATCCCCATGTCGATGAAGGAATCTGTGATAGATTGCTGAACCTGTTTGAATGCTTTACCCCACGTAGTCGTTCCGTTAACGAGACCCTTGACCGTAGCTGACCACGAGTTGGTAATAGAAGATACGAACCCTGCCCACTGGGTCTTGCTCTCCAGCAGTACCCCGTGGTCTAGTTTTCTCAGTTCCATCGTACTCTTACGCTTCGCGTCAACCACCTTGTTTTCAGCCCTCACACGTTCCAATGATCCCTCGGTAGCCGCGTCTCTCTCCGCCTCAAGCTGACGCAGCAAAAGGCCCTGCTCCTCCGCATAAAGCACCCTCAGCGCGGCCAACTCTTGCGCCTTAGAAATCTTTCCCATGGCCAAGTCCTGACCCACGAGCATGCGCTTTTGGGAGTACTCGTCTACGATCATGGCCGTGGCTTCGCGTGCGGCCTCCCTTTGGGTATCTGCGATCACCTTCAAGTCGGTGGTTCGCTCTGCGTCGGCCGCCTTCCTCTGCTCATCGCGTGCCTTTTTTATATCGCTACGATGCTTGACTTCTGCGTCAAACTGTGATTTCAAAGCCGAGGCCCTCAGCGCGGTCTCCTCTGCTGCGACTTTTTCAGCCACTTCCTTAGCCGCTGCAGCTGCCGCTTTAGTTGCCGCGATGTCTTCTGTATCTACAAAACTTCTTTTCTCAGTCCCCCGTTCACGCCCAGGCTCCATCGCACCAAACCCAGTTTCCGGTTTCTCCGCAGCAAGCGCAGCCGCATACTTGCTTACGATACCGCTAGGGTTGAGCGTGAATATGGCGGTGAGCGTGGTGAACATGTCGTCCGCCAAGGTCTGCGTGTTCAGTATCTCCGTCCTCAAGTTGCGCCACCAATTCATGATCGGCGTTGTGGTGTCTGAAACTGCGACTGCATAGCGTTGTTGAGCAAGGGTCAGACGGCCTATCGCCAGCTCGCTCTCATCTTGCTGCTTCTTTGCTTTTTCGGTAATAAGGGCATATTCAGATGTGATTCTCGAGCCCTCCTTAAGGTTCTCATTGAAATCCTTAAGTTTATCCCCAGACAGAGCCGCGCCACGACCGAAAGCAAGCTGTAGCATCAGCAATCGCTCATTCGGAGTAGCCATCTCCTCAGTGAGTTTGTAAACACGCGCCAGGTAGTCCTCAAAAGGCATCGCCATGAGTGCAGCTTTGTCAGCCGCTACCCCATTTGCTACAAGGTTATCCCCATTTGCTTTTATAGATCGCGCCATACCGGCAAGCAACCCGTCCACGTCGGCGATCGTTCCACCAGACAGCTCCATAGCGGCTACGTAAATATTGAGCTGCTTCGTCGTGGCGCCTGTAGCATACTCCAGATTCCTAAAAGAGTCAGCCAACTTGTAAACGTCATCCATCGACTTCAGCACGTAATCAAAGGCAGCCTTGAGTACATACATCGCCGCACCAACAACCCCAGCCCCTATCGAAGCAGTAATCAGGCTCTTCGTAGCCGCGCTCATCGAGCCTAGCCCATCAGCCATGCTGGATGTCGCGTCTTTTACGGGGGTCACGGATGCAGTAATTGCCGTGGTCAGCCCCTGCTGGGCCGTCGCAGCAGTCTTGATTACTGCAGTAGCTTCCCCCATCGGTCGCATGGACTGCGTGACCGCTTCCGACAATCCACGCTGTGAGTCCACCGAAACTTTCTGCTGCGTATTCAGCCCTTGCAAACTAGCGGACATCTTTTGGGTGGCCTCAGTGGTGGCGCTAGTCGCTCCCTTGAGGCCAGAGACTAGTTCCTTTATCACGGCTTTGAATATAATTTCTATTTCTTTACTAGCCACGCAGCACCCCGCCAGTCATCATTCGGAAAAACTCAGAGTTGTCCACGACCTTCGGCGTTTCAGGACTAGGTTTGATATCCAAAAAAGAGGCCACCATAAGATGGAGCGGAGGATGCTCGTTGTAGTATTTCACCAGAACCTCCACTTTTGAAAGATCCAGGTTATCGATCTGCCCCCACTCCCAGCCCGTTGAAGCGATGAGGTGAGCATAGAGCCCACCCCAGTCAAACTCGCTCACGGGCGTCCCGCTTCCCCCGATCCAGGCCCCATGACTACCTTCAGCATGTCGCCTACGTTTCCGATATCGAGAAGGTCCTCGACCTGCTCAATAGTCATGTCGGGATAGTTCCGCTCTATGGCTGAGTATACTACCGACACGATTGCCGTCACGTCATCCGGTTGCATGATCCCAGACATAGAATCGATCTTGGCGAACCACTCCGGATGGCACCGAAAAGCCTTCAGGGGTACGCGAGGAACCACAAGATCGAGCTCCCCCAGTTTGACAACGGTTCCTTCGAGCATAGCTTTCTCCCTTACCGAGTCATGCTGAGATAGCCGAGGATACCAGCATCGTTACAGAAGAATTCCCCCTCCCAATCAGGGATCGTGTAGTCATCCAGCTTGGTGCCGAATGTCCACTTGTTCGCGATGGCCTTGACCATGTGCAACTGAGCGGTATTACCCTCGAAGATGACGTTGAGAACCATGAGAAAATAGAAGGAGTCGCCCATGAGGTTGTTGTTGATAGTGATGGTTTTGCCTGTCGCTGCGGTGTATTCATACTCAAGCAGCACGGCAGCCGCGCTGTCCCCTGCCGCGAAGGTGTAGACGCCTACCGCCGACACAGAGTAGTAGCCTGTCGCTTCCGCTCCACCCGCCACGCAGCCAAGAGGAACACCCGTGAGGGCATATTTCACGCCCAGGTCGTTCGCGAACGTAGCGCCAAACGTGGCGGTGACGGTTTGCGAAGACGGATTAGGAACTGTGTGGGCCTCTGCGGTTACCGTTACTGACCGCGTGTAGGACATCAGAACAGCTACGCTCGCGTCTGAGGAATGGAACGTGTAGATACCAGTGGCCGGATCGAAAGCATATTTCCCGGTAGCGACATCTGCACCTGCTACGCAAATCAGCGGATTGAGGGTGGCCGCATATTTCACACCTACGTTGGACATGAATGTTGCCGCATTCGTGACCGTGATTGTATATGGCCCTGCGGGCGCTGGAACTGTTTGGGCCTCGTTTGTTTCCGTGGCCTCCCGCAGATAGGTGAAATGCATCGCCGTGTTCTTATCGGTTCCACCGAACGTGTAAACACCGGCAGCCGTCACGGAGTAGAAACCCGTAGTCTCAGAACCAGCCGTCACGGGCACGAGGTAGGCTCCCCCAGAGGAGTAATCTACAGAGATGTTACCGAGGAACGTTGATGCATAGGTCACAGTTACGATAGGTGCGGGGGTTCCAGCAACCCCAGGAACTGTGTGGGCTTCGGCCAATGCAGTGAGTTGCTGCGTGCTCGCAGTCAACGTTCCATTGAACATGAGCTGATTAAGAGCCGCACTATTAATTTGCGCACTCTTGCACTTCCACGTGGCCTTGCCCTTGCCCTTCGCGCTCTTGACCGCCCACTGTCGCTGACCGTGAAGAGTTTTGAGTTCATAGGAGAACTCGAACGCGACATCTTGTATGATGCCGAAGGGAATAGGGGTTGGGTTGGCCCCTTCCGGAATTGCAAACAGGCTACCGGAACCAAAGCCCGCCTGGATATATGATGTGGTCATAGTGACCTCCTAGGTTGCGGCGAGCTGTGCGCCGGATACGATTACGTTGAGGGTGATGACTGCAATGGCCTGATCACCAAGCTGGCCCTCGTCGGTTTCGATGGGACCGGAGATGATGAGACGATGAACGAGTCCGCCAAGGGTCTGCTTGTAGCCTGTGTAAAGATGCACGGCGCTTACGAGCGCATCCATGATCGGGTTAAGACGAGACATGGGGGCGGAATTGATCTGCCCACCGGAGTTGACCATGAGGACAACGATATACTCAATCGTGCTGGAGAGGGGACCCCCCATGCTTTGAACATGCTGTTCCAGCGTCTCCTGCCCGTGAATCAAGAACAGTGCCGGCTGCTGGTCGGGTGGCGTCTCAACCCAGTTAGGCGGAAGCCTACGGCTAGACGTGCGAAACGACGCGATCCCTTGCAGGAGGGCATAGAGCGCGACATCGATCTGTTCCCGGCTCATTGTAACGCCTTCTGAATTGCCCCGATCAGGGCCTCGTGGATGGTCGGACCTCGGTCAGCCAGCGCGGAACGGAGGAAAGAACGCACCGGCGTTCCTGGGTGATGGACGATTTTTGCGAACTGCATCCCTCCCCCCGCAATCGCCTTCTTCAGCTTCTTGGTGTTCGATATATAGCGCCCCATCTGCGTCTTCATATACATACGAGGGCCGATAAAACCGCCCGCCTCGAACAGCAGGGCTTTCGCTTTCTTCGGCAGAATGATGTGAGGCTTACTCCCCAACTCGTGAGCGCCCGCATAGGATAGATTCGTTCCCACGATCGCCTCGAAGCTTTCCGCAGTGTCCCTCATTCGATAAGTGATGCTGTGCCGAAGATCTCCCGTGCGCGAACGGAGCACTTGGCCAGACAGCTTTTGCTCCTGAATATACCGCGTCAGGGAGATCGCTTGACGCTCCATCTCCGTTCGGATTATCTCCGTGGACCTCAGGCGGGCGTCCTTCAAAAACACCACAACTTTCTCGACCCCTAGAAGTTCCACGATCAGCACGGCAACCTCCGCTTGTAGTTATCGAGCGTAGTTTTGATGTCCTCCGGAATTCCATCCACGTATGTCGTCGTCCCGCCTTGAACCATGGACACAGATTTGAGGCCCGTGGACGCGCGAAGCTTGTAGCGCAAGGCCACAAGCTGAATAGCGGCCAGGGACACCTCAACCGGCACAGCAGCATAGCCCGCAGTGTAGACGACGACAACATTGTTTTTACCCTCCGAAAAACGGTAGCCATTGAGATAGATGCTCATGGAGTTGAAAGTATACCCTGCCGTGCCTGCGGTAGTTGCCGCTGGTATGACTGCACCGTCTATAGTCAACGAAGTAATAGCCGTTACCGGACTAGCAGAAAGCGTGAGAGACATTCCATTCGTACCACTATACTTGCTCGTGTAAGACGCAGAGAGGAAGACACGCTCGCAATAGTTTTCAACCCAGGACGAGATAGATGTGATCAGCATCGTGAGAATGGGGTCGTCCGTCCCTACGTAGCCCCCCGATGTCCAGGCAGGATATCCACCCCCGCTGGTGTCGATACCGATGCTGAAAGTATTTACCGAGAGAACTATGGCTACTACCGTGACTCCGTTCAGAGCCGTCATGCCGTTGATCCCCGTGAGTCCCACCTGCTGACCGCTCATCAGATTATGGTCTACGCAGGTCACGATCCCCGGGTTAGCTTTGCTAATACCGGTGATAGACTTACCCAGAATGGAGAGCCACAACTTGACATCGGCCAACGTGCAGAGCGCCACGGATCACCTCTTCCTTTTCTTCGAAGCAGTTGCAGAATTCTCCTGCACCTCTTCGATTTGGAAAATATTCTGAACCACAGGGAGTCGGGGCTTTGGGGGTGCTGGAATAAATCCAAGAGGAGCAAGGGCCTCAACCGCCTCATCAGGCACCTCTATCACGTTATCCTGATCGGGGGCGAAAGAAACCTCACCCCAGGCTGCGTAAGCGGGTCCGATGAAACGGGTGAGACGCTGCATAAAACCTCCTAAGCCACGTTGTAGATCACGCCGAGAGAGAACGGAGCGTAGCACTGAAGAAGTTCCGTGCAGTAGGTGCCGGACTCCCACTTGCGGGTCCGCAAAGGCCACATCATGCTGTAGTATTCGCGCTGGGTCTTGATGCGGTTAGGCGCGGGAACGTCAGTGACCTCGTAGGGTAGCGTGTCCGTTTCGAACAGGATCGTCCCTGGAGGCATGAACGGATGGACCATAACCTTGACTTCGTCGCCGGTGATCGGGTTGACAATGATCAACCCACGAATACCGGTGACGAGGTCGAAGGCCGAGGTGGCTTCCGCAACCATACGAACCAGTGGGTAGTTGTTATTGAGAACCACGAGGAACTTGACCTTCAGGATCTTGGAGCTGTGCAGCCAGATGTGGGTGGGCGACAGCCGGTAGTTGTCATAGAACGACTGGAAGGCTGTGGTGAACTCGGCGATCCCACACGCACCGTCGCTCGTGAGGGTGGTGCCGGTACCGGGAACGCCCGTAGCGAGCGCCCGAACGTAGGCGTTGCTACCGGCAGTGCAGGCATAGGTAAGTAGGCCGTCGAAGATCAAGGACTGCTTGCTGTAATCGGCTGCGACGAGGGTTGAAGAGTCCTGGTTCGTGCCGCTTGGCAGGGTGCTGATCACCACGGAATTGATCGTGGTGATGGAGTGAAGCTTCAGCGCACCCACGGTGCCCACATACCATGCGTAGGCCACGGCACCCAAAACCGGAGTGACGTAACCCTGGATCTGGTTGACGGTTCCGCCACCTCCTGTGCAGGTGATGACCGAACTGTTCGCACTGGGCTGCGCGCTGTTGCCGTTGACCGTCTCAGTTGTGAGATCAGCATTGGTCTTCGTGAACTGCTGGATCACCCCAGTCGCCGATACGGTGGCGTTGTGGGCATAGCCGTCAGGACCGAGCGCCACGCACTTGAGATAGTAGGCGCCATCCGGAACGAAGCCCCCCGTCACGGTGAAGCTCCCGGTAGGTGTGGGTGTGATGCCCATGAGAAGGCTGTAGTTGCCTCCGAGAATAACATACTCCTCTGAGCGCATGCAGTTCTTAAGCTGCAGGATCGCAGCCTTGGCCCGCGCGTTGTCGAACCCCATCGCAGCCTGCTCGGCTTCGAACGTGACCGCTTCCTCTAAGCCGATCGTAGCGTAGGGGGCAGTGAATGAGGTCCAGGTGTGCGTCAGAATAGCCCCCCGGTTTCCCTCCCCCACTCCTGGGTGGATGTTGCTTGCGTTGATGGTCAGCAAAGCTTTCCAGTGAGTAGCCGAATCGCCAGAACCCATTACGCGGGGGAGCTTGTTCCGCAGAGGAGACGGCGTAGGGAAGATCAGCTTGGAAGGTGCCTCCAAGTCGTAGTAGGTCAGACCTGAGGCGAGGGTGACCCCTGTCTTTGCGAACATCGTCGCGTCGTCTGTCACCAGACCTGCCTTAGCAAGGTCCAGGGTTTCCTGGGTTATGGCTGCCACGTTCATGGCTTCCTCCTAGAAATTGCCTGTTCACAGGCAGGTTGGGGTTAGCTTCGAATCTTTTTGGTGAAATCGAGAGGTTGCCGAAATGCGGTCTTGGTCAGCTCGAGAACTTCCTCGTCTGGCGTGAGTTTGGTTTTGTTCTTCGCTAATTCGGGGCTGTCCTTGGTCTTCGCGAGGGCCTCAATTGCCTTGTCG